CAGAAACCAGCCTTGCGTAGTTTGTATGCCATTGCGGCACTAAAAATTTTGTAAGTTTTCATTTTACATTACCCCTTTTATTTTTATTTGCGGTCTCCCGCCATATTATAAGTAAAAGTGCCATGCCGCACCTTTACTATTTTTTTCTCTTGAAAAAATTTTTTTTCTCTGCATTCTATAATAAAAAGTAAGGCAAACACACTAACTTTTCGCGCCCAACTTTTTTATATTTTTTTCAATAGATTTATTGCTTGCTCCATTAGGCTAATAACCTCATCTAGATTGCGCGAAGGGGAAGGTGTAGGAGTATCTGCGGCAGTATCTTTAAGTGTTCCCGCATACATCCATTTAGCCGCTAAATCTGCCTTGCTATTGAAGATATCAACTTTACCATTGTCTTTACTATTGGAACTATGGCATACCTCATAACCGCCATTTACTTTTGTTACCACTCCAATATGATACATATCTCCAATACCGTCACCATGATATTTAGAAGGAAGTTTAGAACTCTCTTCACGCCATCTAAAAACAACATCTCCAACTTGGATATTGTAAGCTGTTGTTTTACCTTTTGACTACATGTAATTTCTCCAACAGTCGTTTGTTCCTATTGCTTTACAACTGCCACCTGCGGCAGAGAAACATTGTTTTACAAAAGCAATACAATCACAACTAGTATAAATAACTGTCTTTACTTTTTCTTTTGCTTTAGCCGCAAAAGTCTATCTATTAGCCGCCATAATGACACCTCTTGACTACATATTATATTTTATATCTTCCTAATAATATTATACCGAAAATTATTTTGCTTGTCAAATGTTTGACTATGTGCTAATATTAGCAAAACGCGCCATGAGCGCAAGAAGGAGGTACTACCTATGGCTGATGAGAAGAAGGTTGTTGCTTATCCTGAGAAACCTGCAACAGTGAATGATGTGAGCGCTAAGTATATCATTGACTTCCTCAAAGATAAACTTAGTACTGGCGAAGTCACCAAAGAGAAAGTTCTTGAGTATGTGAAGAAGCTTGAAGCAGCAGAAAAGAAAGCTGGCAAGGCTACTATCGGCACCTTCAACGAAGTGCGCAAAGAGTTCATCAAAGACTATTTCCCCGAACTCAACAAGAAGAAGAAGAACAATAAGCCCACTTTCCTCCAAGAGTTGAAAGCACTGGCTAAGTAATTTCAGCAATAGAAGAAGAGGTTGCCGCAATGGCAACCTCTTCCTATTATATGTGCGGCTGACGAGACTTGAACTCGTAATCCCTCACGGGCGCAGCATTTTAAGTGCCGTGCATATGCCAATTCTGCCACAGCCGCCCACAAAGGAAATTTTATAGTCTTTACGCGAAAGTGTCAAGACTTATTTCGCGTAAGCTGCTTTCTCCCTTGCGTTACCTTTACACTATTGATAAGGCTATGAGCTTCAGCATCTTTCGCTACAGCCTTGCCGTAAAGGTTAGCATAGCGGTTTGTCATCAATAGAGAAGTATGTCCTAGCTGCGTTTTTAGCTTCAAGCTATCTCCGCCATCACGCATCCAGTTTGCCGCATAACTATGTCTAAATTTATGAAAACCAGCCCACTCTACATAGCGCCTTGCGAAGTAATCAGCCATACTATCACTTGCGCCATCATAAGTCATACGCTCACCTGTTCTATTGGGGAATAGCGGTTCTCCAAAGTATGGGGTATTAGTAGTTGGGTCTGTCCTATAATCATGTATCCATTGCGCCAATATAGTTTTCAACCTTGTAGTAAGCGCAAGCATTTGAGGTGTGCGCGTCTTCGTGAACTTTACCGCAATTTCATTATTCTCAAAATCCACATCTTCTACATTGAGCGCAAGGACACTACCTATTCTGTTACCTGTTGCTAGGAAGTAGTGTATCATTACCCAATTGCGGTATTCTACTACATCATCTTTATTAGGCTTTCTATGAGTTAGCCGCCAAATCTCTTCTCTAGTAAATGTATCCTTTGGCGGCGGTTCTACGCTCTTTACAGTAATATCTTTCTTAGATATGAGTTTTAGGTTCATAGCATAGTAAAGAATTACTCTAAAGTTGCGCATACCGCTTATAACACTTTGTTCAGATAGCTTATTACCATTCCTAGTCCTAATTCTATTCAAGTAATCATGGTAGAAGAATGCTAAGTTTTCCTCATCAAGAGAAGAAATAGGCATAGATGCACCTGCCTTGCGGCATTCGCTCCTGCGGCTTTCATATTCACTAGGTACGCACCCAAGAGCAATATAACCCATGAACTCAAATACTTTATAAAAATGTTCGTCATAAGTTCTAATAGTTTCTTCACTCAAACCTTCTGCGGCTTTCTGAAAGTGAAACTCGCGCCGCAAGCGCTCTAGTGTATCTGTGCTTTTGATAGGGGAGCCTTTAGCCGCTACCTTGCCGCCGCGCAGCTTTTCCAAGTTAGCTTTGAAAGTGCTTTCCATGGTCTCATCAATAGGCATACATATCACCTCCAGTGATAAATATACCACATAACTCAAGAAAATACAATGAAAAAATGGCTTTTTACACTGGGGATTTCATTTCTAAATTACACAGAGGATTTATTACAGATTGTAATAAAAACAAAAAACATGAGGCGGCTAAAGGGCTAGCCGCCTCACAATTTCGTAACAAATCCGAGCTTAATCACTGAGTGTTTTAAGTCCCCGGTGTCTCGTGCAAACCTCGAACCCATTGAGCCGTAAGGGCTTGCGCCGCTTCACACTTTCGTAACAGGTGAGAAAACACAGAAGATTTCATTATTCATTACCTTCTTCATCCCGTCTATTGGAGATGAGTTCTTGTTTTACTCCATCCACTTCATTACAAAGTCTCTCCAATACTGTAGCAACATCTACTAACTTACCTTGGCAGGTAGTTATAAGTTCCATTAGATTATTCTCTCTTTGTGCATTATCTTCCTGCATTCTCTTAATGAAATGATAAATGAAATAAGCCATTACCGCAACACAAGCAACAGGAAAACCTAATGATGAAAATGCTGAAATAAATCCTTCCATACTCTCACCTCCAAAGATTATGAGTTTCTCTGATATGCGTAAAGCGTCTTGCCGCCGCAAGTGATTGAACCAACAGAAACCCAAGAGCCGCCATAAGTAGTTTGAATTTTAGACCAATCACTTGAGCTATTAGTCCATATAACCATATTCGGAAATGTCAAATTACCAGCATGGAATATATTGTAAGTTTTCCATGTACCATTAACGCATTCGCGCAATTGAAGCCTATTAGTCAAGCTGCTTCTTTCTACTGGGTCATAGATAGATAAGATAGTGCGGTTATTACCTGAACTGTCTGCCCAAGCTTGCATACTAATATCTCCCGCATATGAACCTTCTACTCTATGTACTTTCGTGACACTGTTTGCCGTAGGTTTTAGTTCAAACATAGGATAGTATCCATCTTCAATATGAACCTTTTTTGTATTTACTACTGTTGTCGCGTTTATAGTTGGCGCACTAATTGAACCTGTTGCACTCATGGATGCTCCACTAATAGATGAAGTCGCGGTTATATTTTTCGCGCTAATAGTTCCTGTTGCACTTACACTTGCTCCGCTAATAGCTCCTGTTGCGCTCAAGGTTGGAGTAGTAATGCTTGAAGTTGCCTTTAGCGTTGCTGCTTGAATTGTGCCTGTTGATGTAATATTTCCAGTATATCCAGAAATATAGTCTATAACATTACCGCTATGAACTAAGGTATAGTCAATTGAAGTTCCATTTGTCCAATCTCGTAATTTTAGAGCATTATTTACATTACTTTGGGCGCTACTATCATATAGATATAAACCTCTTCTGTTATTGCTATTGTCTAATACATTCCATGCCTATAGACTGATACATCCATAATAACTACCTTCAATGCTTTGCTCTCCTCTTGTGTTCGTTGGGTCATCTTGTAAACTTGGAAGAAGCTTCAGCTTTGGATATAAACCATCTTTTATGCCAAACCAATAGCGCAAATAGTTTCTACCATCAGAGTATTGTAATATTGCAGGTTCTTGCTTGAGTAAACTATCAGTACGCGCCGCAATAAGAGACATATTATCTATGAGATTACTTGTATTTTCGCCAAATTTCAACTCTAATCTGAAGCCATCATCTTCATCATAAACTTCGGTTATTTCTGTAATTTGAACATCTTGCTCAATTCCTAATTCATCATCTGAAATTGTAACGATATTTCCTATGCTTACATCTCTCCACCATGTTCCATATGGCGGTAATCCATCGTTGGCTAATTGCGGTTTATATCGTTCAATAATGCTACCTCCAGCTTCGCAAATATATGATAAATTATTTCCGTATCTAGATAAGTATTCAAGCCCTCGCGCTGGTAGAGAACTTTCTTCAACAACATCCCTCGCATCAACAAGTATTTCATATCTGTCTAATCTCTTCGCATCATTTTCATTTACAATAGCAATTGCTCTATCTTCGCCCTGCCCTTGTCCAGCAACATAAGCAGTATTTGGTAAGTATTTTTCTATGTCTATTTCACTACTAGAAAGTGTATCTGTATTTCTACTAATTACTATTGGATTACCTAAAGGTATATTCGGAACAGTGCGGTTTTTAGTACAATCATAATGCTATAAGCCGGGGAAGAAGCATACTCCTATACCGCTGTCATAAACAGGTTCATAATAATTTCTATGACTTGTTTTTGGAGCTTCCTCAAACATTACTTCAATATCCTTAGCACCGAAAGAAGCGCGCACAAGACTGATGGTTGCGCCTTGTACCTCTGGAATTGTAATAGATAATTCATAAGAACTATTTGCTGCTGCTGTTGTCTGTCCTAAATTTCTAATATAAACTGTCTGATTACTCCCAGCAGGAACAGCATACCCATTTATATATACACCATGACTTGTGCTATCTGTGTTCCATCCATATAGATAATATGTTTTTCCAGTTTCAACAGGAATTAGTTTACCTAATTCAAATCCTGCGCATTGATAATTGCTATCTGTAAGAAGCTAATTATAATTATTATAGTATTTACCAACAACAACATTACAATCTGTATCTGTTCTACTCTCCCTTTGAAAACAAATCATATTTTTTGTTCTTTTATAATCAATTATTTCACTATAAGTAGTAATATCAGCATACCAGCCATCATTGTAGGTGGTTGAAAGCCTAGTAAGTACTTCACCTAAATTATCATAGACAGGATTATATGAGGTTTTACCGGGAGAAGAACCGCCACCCCAATAGCGAGCAATATTTACTACGCATGGTATAGTTCTATTTGTATTACTTGGAGAAGATATATTTTGCTCCAATAAGTATTTCTTCAAGTTTTCTGGATAATCATATTTCGTTTTATCATACTCTCTTGGGTCAATTACTCTTAGACTTGCTAACCCTTTCAATTCAACACCATTGAATGTAGTAGTCTCTTCTTCTTCATTTATAATACTATTAGCTTTATTTATAAGTCCAGCCGCAAAATGATGAAATCTAATAAATTGTGCTTCGTAAAACCATTGAATATGAGGACTGTGGTTTGACATTTTGACATGCCATTCACCAATTCCAGCCCAAGAGCGAGTAAATACTACAGAGATGCAGTCATCAACTACACCAATTAAATCAAGTTTCTTACTGTTCTCTATGTCATGATATTTATATAGCCTTAACTCCATAGTTTTTCACCCCTTATACTCCACTATACCATTTATAGAAGCGCAAAATAATATCTTGCGGCGTACCTTTATTACAGTATGCCCAGAACCAGTTTTCTCCTACATTTATATCTCTAAAACGAGTTTGTGAAGCTAGAAGGTCTTGCCCCGTCCAATTACTATTGAAATTAGGCATACCATCAGGTAAATTGATTGGGTCAAGAGAGTTTGTTCCTTTCTTTCCATATGCTGTACAAACTGAAAATTGCCGTTGATAACTAGCAGAACCGGGAACACTTACATCTCCCACTAGCATTCCTATATTTGCTTCAGTTAATACTTCTAAACTGCCATTATATTGGTGACGAAGTGTAGGTTGTAGAACTTCTGAATTGCACATAAAAGTAATTATATATGGAGCAGGAATATCACCATCATAATTAACAACTAATAAGTTGTTTTTTGTCAAATGATATGTTTGAATTGCAACACTTCGGAAGAATGGATTATGTGCCGTAAGTTCTACTGTATATTCTTGTAATAATCCCATTCTCTTTGTAGGAGATGGCTGAATTGATACTTCTACATCTTCTAAGCAATAAGCACCAAAGTCATTTTCATATCTTAATGTACCTAAATAAATTGGGTTGAAGACGCTCGCAAGAGTGCGGCGTCTTTCATACCCTTCTTGTAATGTACTTGCACAATCTAGGAAATTGATATCTATTACTCTAGAACCAATGCCTAAGAACTAAACATTATTACCATACTATCTGTATCCTTTATTTGTAGCAGGAATAACTTCTGCTGATGTAAGTCCGTCATAATTGAGGAGCGTAAAGTCTTCTTCTCCATAACCAATAGTGACAGAATTACCTAACTTGTTTGTATATGTAAATCTTTCCATTAGACAAACGCCCCCACTAATTGTTTATTTAATTTTCTCTGCTCTTGTAAAGTCTCAAAAGCAGTGAGTTTCTTTTGTGTAAAGTAATTGTTCTGAACTACACTATTATTACTTGTGCGGTTCATCGCACTAGCTGTACCGCCTAATCTACCGCCAATAGAAGTACCAACTGATAGGTTTGGCGCGAATGCGCTTTCTGTTTCTTCAGATAATGATTTTACGCTATTGATAACATCATCCGCATATCCATCAATGCCTTTAATTAAGCCCTAATCTACAAACATACCTATTTCAGTAAACACTTTTGAAGGTGAATTGATACCAAGAATAGTCTTTACAGTGCTTATTACATTATTAGCAATTGTTTTTGCAGTATTATATAATCCCCAAACAACACTATTCATACCATTTTGAAATCCATTTATTAGGTTTTGACCCGGAGAATATAACCAAGATGAATAGTAATCTCCCCACATTCTTGCATTATCAATTATTCCTTTAATTGTACTATAAGTATCGGTATTACTCAATCCTCTAGCAAACCAATTACCAGCATTTTTACCTGCATCTTGGAAACCGCTGCTATTATAACTTGCACTATTTGCTGCTGCCTAAGCTAAGTTTTTAGCGTTATCTTGTGAAGGCTTTGTGTTTCCACCAATACCCCAACTGTAATTAATAGCACCATCTTTACCAGCATTTTGCCATGCTTGCCAATTGTTAGTTGCGCCATATGTTGCTGCTGTAGCTAAGTTTTTACCCGCTTCTTGTGCGCCGCTTGTATTACTTGTGATACCTACTGCATACTAATCTGGTGCTTGTTTACCAGCATCTTGTAATGGTTTCCAATTTGAGCTTGCTCCATATGCGGCAGAATTAGATAAACTTTGACCAGCTTGTTGCGCTGTTGATTGCCCCTGATATATTCCACTAGCAAAGTTTCCTACATCGGATTTGGCAGCATTCAAAAACCCTTGTGGCTAATCTAAACCTTTTTCAGCCCTTCGTCTTGCATCTTCTGCCGCTTGTTGTACTTTCAACTTCATAGTTGGGTCATTTATACCTTCAGCTAACTGTTGGTCAAAAGTCTTACCAGTTTCATTGAAGAATTTGATTTCTGCTTTTGCCTTATCTAATGCGCCAGTAGCAACACTATCTGATGCACTTAATACCTATTGTTTTGTGCTTTGAGTAAGTATACCTTTTGCCATTGCTTCATCAAAAGACATACCAGTAGCCTCAAAGAATTGAGCTTTACGCTTTGCTTCTGTTGCGGCATCAACAGCTACATTACCAACCTTATCTATAACGGTATTTTTTTCTTCATCAACACCAATACCTAATTGCTTTAGTATCCATTTACCAGCATCAATCAAAGGTTGGGCAACCGTTTTTATCTTATCAATAATTCCCTATACAAAATTTCCGATACTTGTATAAACACTTTCAAATACACTCTTAATGCCGTCCCATATTTTTGTAAGTAAATTAGAACCTGCTTTTTTGGCATCTTCCCATTTTTCTGAGAATTTACCAAAAATGTCTGAAATAAAAGTCTTTATAGAAGTAAATACACTTTCAAAAACACTTTTAATTCCATCCCATATCTTGGTTAGGAAGTTTTTGCCAGCAGTCTTAGCGGCTTCCCATTTTTCGCTAATCTTTCCAAATATATTAGACACAAAAGTAGAAATTGAAGTATACACACTTTCAAATACACTTTTAATACCATCCCAAATTTTAGTTAGGAAGTTTTTACCTGCTGTTTTTGCCTTTTCCCAGTATTCTGATAATTTAGATACTAAACTAGAGACAAAAGAACCTATAGAAGTCTTTACACTATCATATACGCCTTTGATACCATCCCATATTTTAGTAAGAAAATTCTTACCAGCAGTTTTTGCATTCTCCCAATACTCAGAAATCTTAGTGAATAGAGAAGATACAAAAGTTCCTATTGATGTTTTTACACTATCATAAACACCTTTTATACCATCCCAAATCTTAGTGAGTAAGTTCTTACCTGCGGTCTTTGCCGCCTCCCACTTTTCACTAATCTTACTAAAGATATTGGAAACAAAAGTAGCAATAGATGTGTATACACTTTCAAAGACACCTTTGATACCATCCCATACTTTAGTAAGGAACTCTTTACCCGCGGTTTTGGCTTTTTCCCACTTATCAGAGAACTTACTAAAGATATTAGTGATGAAATCCTTTATTGAATTATAAACATTCGCAAATACGCCTTTGATACCTTCCCAGACGCATTCAAGGAATGATTTACCTTCAGCTTTTGCCTTTTCATATTTTTCAGTAAATTTACCGAAGATATTAGTGATAAAGCTCTTGACACCATTGTAGACTGTAGTGAATACACTCTTGATACCTTCATATAGCTTAGTGAATAATTTAGTACCTGTCTCAAGCATCTTACCAAAGTATTCTGCGAACTTTTCAACTAAACCTTTGATAATTGCTGGAACTGCCTTTACTATCTCAACTATAATCTGTGGTAAGTTTTCAATAAGAGCCAATAGTAAGTCAACGCCGCACTCAATAATTGCGGGAATACCTTCTGTAAGAGTACCTACAATGTTGGTAATGATTTGCGGCAATGCCTTTACTAAATCTGGAATTGCTTTGATTATTCCTTTTGCTAACTCAGAAATAAGCTTCAAACCCATCTTTAAGATTTCTGGCAATTTAGCAGTTAGATTTTTTACTAATGATGTAATTACTTGAACTGCGGCAGGTATCAAATCAGGCAGTGCCTTAGTAATACCTTCAATAAGAGCGCCAAGAGCTTCAATACCAGCATCAAGAATGCTAGGCAACATTTCAACAAGTCCCTTTACTAACTCCAAGATAACAGTTGTACCACCTTCAAATAATTTAGGTAAGTTCTTGGTTATACCTTGGAGTAAACTCTTTACAATCTTGCCGCCAACTTCAAGAACTTTCGGTAATTCTTCTATCAATTTATCAGCAAAACCAGATACACCTTTTGAAAATAATTCATCAGCACCTTCTACACCTGCGAACATACCCGCAAGTCCTTCTGTCATATCCGTAAGTGAAGGTAAAAATTCTGCGACAATTCTATTCTTCAAGCCCTCAACAGTCTTATTGAGTTTAGTCATAGCATCATTGAATGCCGCACCTGCTTGAACCGCATCCTCACTCAATACAATACCTAACTTATCAGCTTCATCATACATCTACTGTAAGCCTTCGCTGCCTGCGTTGAGTAGGGGAGCCATTTCATATGCGGCTTTTGTTCCTAACAATTCAGCCGCTTTAGCAGAACGCTGTGCTGGGTCTTCAATAGCCATAATCTAATCAATAGCCTGTTGTAAGTTCAAATCACTACCGCTTTGCTATAATGTCTTAGCCGCTTTCTCAAGAGTACCCATTGATACTCCACTCATTTCTGCGGCATAGCCTAACTTCTGATATTCAGTAGTGGATACACCCATTCTTTGGCTTGCTTTATCAATTGCATCTGCTGTTGCCGCAGTCTGGTTAGCCATACTAATTATTTTACCAACTGCAGTAGCTGCGGCTGTACCCACAGCCGCAATAGCTGTTGCAGCAACTTTCATGCCGCTCTTTGCGGCACTACCAAACTTACTAATACTACTGGAAGTGTTATTCACCTTTTTCTTTGTATCTTCAAGAGCCTTGTTAGCATCTTTGTTATCAGCGGTAATCGCAATTTTCAATGCCCCTAAATCTACACTTGCCATATAATCACTTCCTCTATTCATTCATTTTATTTCTAAATGCAGTTGCGTCTATTGAAGTTATCTTCATACGCTCGCACTTCTCTAAATACTCCCTACCTTCTTCGCTACTATTCAGTTCATCTATAACCGAGTTCTTTAGCATCATCAAATATGTATCAACTGGTAATTCTAGGACTTCAAAGTAATTCAACCTTGAATAATCCATTACCCTTTTTATATTCGGCATCAAATAATAATCTTCATCATTGTTCTTATCTGTGGGCAAAGAAGGTATTATGAGTTTGGGTTTGCTTGTAATTCATTGATAAATTCACTATAAGCTTGCACAACTGCACTCTTCATAGTCCAATCAAAATTGTCATCTACCCATTCTTTTGTAAATTCTTTACCTTCTTTGTTAGCGTTGAGAATAAGTAAGCATAAATCATCTAATGCTTCAAATGCTCTATTCTCTTCAATAGTCTGAAAAGCCATAAGTTTGATTACCATATTCTGTGTTGGCTTTTTTACATGGATAACATCACCATCGGGCATTGTAATATCTAATGTCTGATTTACATATAAACTTAAATCTAATACTTTACTCATTTCAAGTTTCCTCCTATGAAAAAATTGGGGCGGGCTTTACCCGCCCCGTTGTTATTAGGCACTATAAGTTTCCTCTAAGATTACTTGTGTTCCATCATTACCATGAGCAACAGCCTTGAACTCTGCATCAATTACAGTCTCGCTATCAGGATTGAAAGCGACACTTAAACCTGCAGAAGCAGTAGCAACAAGAGTAACACGGAATACATTACCATTACCTTCAGTATGGACAAAACGAAGAGCATATTTCTTCATTTCACGAGCGCCATTGCCGCCAAGCTTTAATGTACGCTTATGGTTAGTACTATCATCAGTGTAAGTACCTGCGGCAACAATGTTCTTTAAGGTTGTTAAATCCCAAGTTAGAACACCACTGCGGAAAGTAGCTTCTTCACTGATAACATAGCGCTTATTTACTTCATAAAGGTCATCACGGATTTCATACTCTTCTGGAGTATATTCAAGAGTAGCGCCGCCCTAAATTAAACCAATGCGGTTAGCCGCTACTTCAAAATCTGCGTCTTCTGGAATACCAGTAGTCGCATCATATTCGGTAATATATAATTTACCAGAACCTAACATGATATTTTCATTAGTCATAATTATTCACTCCTACCAATAATATCTAGATAGATGTAATGATGATACTTACATCTCCCATAGTCATAAACACTACCGCCACCATTCTAACTTACCTGCAACACCTTATCATTCAAAGGTGTATCATCAATAGTGATAAGTAAATGCTTTATAATGCGCTCTATATCAAGCGCTTTGCTAAGTGTGTCGGTTATAATACTAAACTGAACCCTAATTCTATTTGTCTTCTTATCATCCTGTTGTGGCACTATCTAATAAATAATACATTCGCCAGTATAATCAGTGAGATAAGGATAAATGCGGCGATTGCCGCCAAAGAGGGTTTGAAGCTCTTCACTATTGTTTAGTATGCTAATAATACTCTTTATCACTTCAATATCCCCCCAAAATACTTTATTATATCTGCTCTGTTCTTCTCAACAGCATCCTAAATAAATGGTGTAGGTTCAATACCACTAGTGCTAACAAATTCACCTTTCTTACTATCAAAGTAAGTCCAAGGAACTGCTTTGCGCCCATTACCCATAATTGCGTATATACCTGTGCCTTGGTGAACATAAGGAGCATATTCTAAATTACTTCCTACATAGCCTGTTACAGTTTCTCCATCTTCACTCTCAACGGCATGAGTAATACTTTCTCTCAAGATACCATCATTCACAGGACAATTTATTTTGCTATCTGCTTCAACAGCCAAACACGCCTATTCCATTGCATCAGCGCAAGCAGCAGGTAGCCTAATGGCTACAAAGTCTTCTAAGGCTTGTTCTAACTCCTTACTATCTGCTGAAATGGTTAGTTTCTCACTCACAGTTGTTCTACCTGCCGTAAGTTCAATATATAAAGGTTTCTATTTTGGGTCATATAATCAATAGCAAAGTAATTGTTACCATCTTTTATAATATCTTTCATTGTAATACCTTCATCACGAGTAATGCCTGTGTGTGTGCTGTGGGCAGCCAGCACATTCATAACACTTTGTGTATTGCCTGTGTTTAGGCTTATTGCCATATCAACAGTGAAAGAGTTATCAGTATCAAGTTCTTTGACTTCTTCATTATATTCATTCACTGTTGATATATAGCGGCAAACCTAAACCGCTTTTGCGCGGTTATTTATCATAGGATTTTCATCTTCCTATAATTATTTAGTGCGGCAGTGATATTGGCTGGATAACCATCAATATAATTATTATTTACGCCACTAAAACTTTCACTACCGAGACCTTCTGCCCCTAATCTATTCCATTTTACCAACACCATTTGGATGATAATATCATCTGTTCCTTCGGGAACATCTTCTCTATTGCAATATGCTTTAAAATCGCACTATGCTTGAGAAATTAGGTAATTTAGAATAGCATCCTTATCTGTTCTACCAATAAGGACTTGTAAAATCTCTAACATAGTTTTTCACCACCGTTTGCGGCACTGCCGTCATCAATCAAGCGTTAGCTTCAGCAATCTTGCGAGCCTTAGTGGCATCAACAACAGCAACTACATAAGCAGTGCGAAGATATACGCTATTGGTGCGGGTATCAGCATTGCGAGACTGTTCTACTTCAATATCCTTTTTGAGGAATAACTTGACAGCTTCCTTAGTCATTAGATAAGCGCAATTAGCAGAAGCAAGAGCCTTAGTAGCAATTACTGGAATACCAGCAATAGTGCCAACCTGACCATTGTAGATTACTTCGCCCATCTGAGCAGCCTTGTAATCATCATCCTTACGAATATCGCCCTTCCATTCTGGAGAAACAAGTAAGAATAATCCGCTTTCATCTTCAATGTTCATATCAGCAATAGCATCTACAACTGCATCATAACCAATTTTGCTACCTTTGGCGAAAGTAGTAGTACCAATGCCGCCAGAAGCAGCCGCAGAAGTAGCAACAGCAGAGTAGAAATCAGAGGTAAGCTTGTTAGCCATAACCTGTGTAGCACCCTTGGTGAGCATATCAACAATCTGTGGGTCTTTCATAGCGTCTTCATCAGTGTAGTCAAAAGCCTACTGAACTAACTTTACAGTATAGTCAGCGCCAACATAACCGATATGGCCACGCTTATTAGCAGTATTACCAACACCATTGGCTAGCTCTTCAGCTTCACCAACATAGGTATAAGTGTTAATGGTTTTCTTCATACCAGCGTTCTCTTGTAAATCACTATCAATAGTCATTAAAGAACGCGCATTTACATTTGTAGTTAGAAGGTCTTTTGCTAAACCTTCAATAACAGCGTTATTATATACAGTGTTTGCCATAATAATTCACTCCTAATTTTACTTATTCAACCTCTTATATAGTTCGGGGTTGTTATTGTATAATTCACTTCTTTGCGCCAAAGTAAGTGTCTTGAACTTCTCTGGTGTCATTTCTTCCGCAGTAGTGCCAGTACCTACCTTTGGAGTTCCAGATGCTAAACGCTTTTTGACTTCTGCGGCAACTGCTTCTTTGAATAGCTTATCTAAAGTATCAATACGAGACTGAGCTTCTTTTACATCTTCTCCAATCTCAATCAAATCAGCAAATGCGGTATTTAGTCCGCGAGCATTCAGTACCTTCATAACTTCATTTTTGTTTTGTAGTAATGTGTATTCACGCAACTGACTTTCTAACTCTTGAATACGCATATCTTTTTCAGCTACACCACGCGCTTGCTCATCTAACTTAGAAAGTGATAATTCCTTTTCATACTTAGCTTTCTGTTTAGAGAGTGCGGAACTAACGCGCCTATCCGCTTCGCGCTGCAAAAGCTCATTTACTTCTGCTTGGGTATAAGTCTTTTCTTCTTGCTGCCCTTCATTATTCTGAAGTTCAGTCTCTACATTAGTGTTCATATTGTCTTCCATATTTCATTCTCCTCAATCGTTAGTTGCGGCAATAACCGCCCCTAGTATTTTTATATAATATGAGTTGCTTTTGCCCCTCACATTCAATCATCATCATTATCATCCAAACTTACTCGTGGAATATAACAGCAACGGCAGTTAGGATGAATAGGCAATAAAGGTAAGCTATCAATGGAGTATTCCCCAGCATATTCAGCACACTCCTCACAACAATCGCTTTCTGGATAGAACTCCACCTTTTCTACACCTGCGGCTTTATAGCTATCTTTAGCCGCAGCATTATATACATGGTTTGCTTCTGTTCTAATAAGTCTATCCGCATTACTGTATGCGGTATGGAAATCTGCGGCAAGCCGCTCTTTGATTTTGGTAGGACTTTTTCCAAGACAAACCATATCACTTATATCTTTACTTACTCGTTGGCTCAATAGGTAGCTATTGCTATTGATACGAGTAGCAACGGAAGAACCGCCCCATACTTTCTCACTATACTTTACATCTTCAAATGCAGCATTGAGTATCTACTTAGTTTGTTCTGCACTCCGCAGATTATACTTACCATCACCAACAAAGTAATTTAGAGAAAGTCCAACAGTCTCTTCATACACTCTACTTGCAATTTCATCTATATCATCTATCTACAAGCGCCCAACGATTTTAGTTTGTTTTTCTATTTCATGCTTGAGATTAGTCCATTTCACCATCTACCATAATTCTGTTCTAGTAGGAACATAACCACCTTCAATAGCCGCAAGCAAGCTATCTAATTCTCTTTCTATTGCTTTGTGCGCCTATTGTAAATATGCGGCAGAGCGTTTAGCATATGTTGCGCCTAAACGCTCTGCTTTATCTTGATTACTTAGTGCTCTCTTCTCCCAATACTTCATTCTCATTCACCTACTGAATATCATAATTGTTGTACCCAGCATTTTCTTCTGCGGCAATGCGTTCCATCTCAGCGCTAGCATCAATGCCAATAGGAAGTAAATCAATCTGGGTTTCATGAGAAAGTAAGTGTCCTACTTTATTCAACATATCAGAAATCTCAGTAATGTTAGATGGGGTATTGCGCTTGAAGTGTACTTCAATAGCCATGTAATCATATGCGGAACCTGTGATAGCAAGAATGTTGCAGATGATTTCTAAGCGGCGCTGTAAGCCCTTCTTGAACTCATGCTCTTTCTTACTAGTCTTGTTGTCAAGTCCCATGAGCTTGTACTTCATTGCGACACCAGAAGCATTTGAAGCAAAGTCCTAGTCTGTCATACTGGGGCAAGCAGAGAACTTATGTATATCTTCTTCTAATCTATGCTTCAAATTCTCAACATAAGTATCATTGATTTGCTTTACTAACCATTCTGCTTTAGCATCAGAAGCCATAAGTAATACGCGCTGCTCTTTCATTGCAGCAATATCATTCGCATCAGTTCCACTCATGCCATAAAGCGCAAGATAAGCATCCGCAAAGTATTCCATATCATTTACGCTATCGCTTTGGATTTTATCGTAAGCATCAATAAGTGAAATAACTGGTTCAAAATCGCCAATCTCTTCTTCATTGTTCTTATATACAACAATAGGAACCATACCAAAGCTATGCTGTTCCTCACTAATAAGAGTGAGCGCAGAAACATTCTTTTTGTAGAGCTAATGATAAGTGCGGCTAAACACCTCAACATATTCTGTAGTATCGCCTGTTAGAATATCTTCATCTGCGTAATAGCGAATAAAGTATAATAAATCTGCTTCAATAGTGTCATCATAAATAGGAATTGCGCTAATAGCATCTAACTTCTGAAATCTTACATTGCCATCCGCATCAATGTAAATCTGTTCATAAGCGCTGCCATAAATACTTGCGTCTTTTGCTAATGAACTATTTTCAACAGCTTCATCATTATAATTAAAGATTGCGGAAACCTCACCCATTAGTTCTTCATCTTGACTTGTGTAGGTAATGGGTTCTCCAACAAAATACCCTGTCATTATATCGGTAATATAGTTGGCAAAAGGATTGACAATCTTATTATTAGGCTTTGCCGCATCTGCGGTAATCCTATTACAAATATCGTGTTTTCCAATATAATAATTATATAACTTCTATTTATGTGCCTTCTCTGCGGCATCTTTCTCAATGTATTTCTATACCATACTAGGAGTTAGCACTTTATCTATTGGTAATCTATACATTATTTCTACCTCCTATTATAATCCAAGCGCTTGCTTTGACATTGTTTGTAAGCGCTACTTATTATCTAAGCACTGTAATGAATACCGCAAAGCATCACAACAATGGTTCCAAGCGTCTTGCGGCTTGTTTATGTACTCACCACTCTTGTCTTTCTCCCAAGAGTAGTTCTGTAATTCAATAATAAAGTTGCGGCAAATGGGTTTCACTTTCATTTTATATTGCTAAATCTTCTAAATACCTTGAAGAATGCTGCCCTAACTTTTTACCGCAGGTTTTATGCGGGGAAGTCCTGCCCTTCTAATCTCTTCAATACTCTTTTGTTCAGCGCTATCAGCAATGATAACTTCTTTGCCATAGCCCTTATAAATAAGCCGCGCCGCAATCTCATCATTCAATAACCCTTTTTCATACATCTCATCATAAACATATAAAATCTTATTGGCTTCATCCACTCGCGCCGCTATCATTGCTGTTGGGTCATTCACATATCCAAAGTCAAGCCCAATCAAGAGAGGTAAGTTATCAGGAATGGGTTCATCTGTTTGCTCCCAATTCGTAAATATGAGTTTGTCCAGACTACAAAACTCACCATTGGCGTATATGTTCCAATAGGTAAAGTTAGTTTCCTTCATACGCTCAAGCGCATCAACATATTCTTGCGGCAGAAACCTATTATCTTTGTAAGTTGTTTTGATTATTGTAGTGTCTGCGGCAAGAGCAACATCATTGAACCAGCGCTTATATACCCAATTCACTTTACTCACAGGGTTGAATGAGAATATCATCTATAAATCATTTGCTTTTGCCCTAAGTCGCAAATCAAGCTGCTCAACATCTTCCTCTTGTAATTCTGTTGCTTCTTCACACCAAATATCTGTAATACCTACTATACTTTTGATTTTTTCTTTATCATCTAAGCCTTTGAAGAGCATCAAACTCCCATTGGGTAATTCAATAGAGAAGGTAGATTTATTTATCTTACAGTAGGGAAGTATTTTGAATGCGGCAAGAGTATCAAGTATCAGTTGCCAACAGCTATCTTTCTAGGTAGCCATAACCTTGCGTACAACTAACACCTTGCGGCAAGAGCAAAGAGATTTGATAACGAGCTTTTGAGCAATGAAATAGCTCTTGCCGCTGCCAGCACCACCATAGTAAATTTCATAGCGATGAGAGTAATCATATAAGTGAGGGAAGTACGCTTCATTGAATATCTTGCGGCTAACCTTTAGCTGAATGTTCATTCATCATCATCATCAACAGTAATGGTAATTGTGGTAGCCGCATCAACATCAACTTTCTCTGTTGGCTTATATCCGTTTCCATCCAACACATACTTTATAGCGTTCCAATTCCCCTTATCCATCTAGTCATCTAATAGTGTCATAGCTTTACCTTCAAGTGCGGCAAAGCGTCTCTTTTGCTCTTCATGATAACGAGCCATAAATTCTTGGTCTTGGCGATAGCGCCAAAATGTTTTTGCGCCAACACCAGCCATTCCAGCAACAGTATCAAATGGAAGTAAAGGGTTATCTAACCAAATCTCCATTACTTTTTCTTGGCGAGATTTTATATCACCCTTCATTGTTTTCACCTCCATTATTTTCTTGCGGAATTTAGCATATCACGCAAGAGTGAGTATCTATTCAAGAACTTATGAAGCCGTTTATCTGCTTTATAGTGAGCAATAGCTAAAGAAACAGCTTCACACTCAGGGAACACTAAGTAGCATAGTGTTCCTTGTTCATTCTTCTCAACCCCAACAGAAGGAACTAAATCAGTTTCCATCATTACATATGCGGCAAGGTTGAGACTATACATTCTTTTTTCTTTATTCATCTTTATCTTTATGCGCTAATCTAAGAGCGCCATTCATACTAACTAATAATGAGCCTACAACCGCTACTAAAATTGCTACCCATAAACTCTCTAAGAAAAACATTATTCATCATCCTCCATAAAGTCCGCGAGCATTTGTTCTTCTTGCTGCTTGCGCTCTAATTCATATTGGCGCTCCCAAGCTTCATCCTCAAGTCTTTTCTGCTCACGAGCATACTCAGGTGAAACATCAAAGTAATTTTTCCACCACTATGCGCAATTACATAATACTTCTGTCATTATCTCGCGTTCTAATTCATTATCACTATTGCGCAGTATTTGATAATCACGCACTAGCTTACTTGTTTCATGATACATGCCCGTGTGCCATCTTACAGTAATATCAGGCTTTTCATATGTATCCTTTTCATTTTCCTCTTGGATACCACGCGCAATATAATTCTTGATTTCTTTTGTAAGTTCCATAATAATTCCTCCTTATTTTATGTCCCATTCAAGGACAACTAATCCTAATTTTCTTGCTTTATCGCAATTCAAGAGTAGAGCATAACCCTAACAATTATCTGTGCGGTTATACCAAGTGCGGCTAACTGCATTGTTCTATATTGTTGGTTTATCAAGAGAGAGAATATAACCCTTGCCGCCAACATAATCTATAAAGCATATGTATGCGGCTTGACACTTCTCAAACCAGCCTGAGTAGTAGCCTGTTGCGCGGTCAAACCCTTCTTCAAAGAAGAAGTTGCCATTTACGCTAATTTTACTATCAGCTTTTACTTCAAGAGTTGTTTTCTTATCTCCCTTATATAATTCAAAGTCAACATCAATGGCTTGCCAACTTTTGTCCTCACTGTGATTTATAACTTTATGTCCTTTTTCAGTAAGGTACTACTAAACATAGTCTTCATATTTCTTGCCAATAGCAAGAGTAGATTGGAAATTATTCATTTTACTTCACCTTTTGCAATTTATTTGCGGCATTCCCCGCATACTATATGCGAGAGCGCTACATAAGAACTTATGTATTTTTTTCTCTCCATTACATTTTTTTTTTTTTTTTTGAAAATTTAGGCTACAACTTTTACCTCTTGTGCCCTCACTTT